GACGGTCGGGAAGAATGGTGGCGCGACGGTGAGCGCCAGCCGCCACCGAATTGAAACCGCCGTATATACATATATACGGTAACTCTCAACCCATCCAACACAGGAGAGTCAACATGCTGACAGGTAACCAGCTCCGCGAGTGGCGGCTCAGCCAGCCCTCGCGCCGGCCGTCGCCACCCGCCGCGCCACACCTCAGCCAAGAGGACGCCGCCGAGCTGCTCGGCGTCAGCGCGGCCACATACTTCAACTGGGAATCCCGCGGGCCCAGCGAGCTGCCCCTCAGCCGCGAGTCGCTCGCCGCGATCCGCATCATCGAGTCGGCATCCGCGGCCGAAAAGGAGAGCTAACCATGTCTATCAAGATAGCCAGCCTCGAGGTCGAGAATGTGAAGGCCATACGCGCGCTGTATATACAGCCGAGCGAGCGCGGCTTGACGATCATCGGCGGGCGCAACGGGCAGGGCAAAACCAGCGTGCTGGACGCCATCGCGTGGGCGCTCGGCGGCTTGCGCCGCCAGCCGTCGAAGGCCAAGCGCGAGGGCGCTGCGGGCGACCCGCGCATTAGCCTGACCCTGAGCAACGGCCTGAAGGTGGAGCGCAAGGGCAAGAACAGCGCGCTGATAGTTTCGGACCCTTCCGGCGCGCGCGCCGGGCAGGCCCTGCTCGACTCCTTCATCGCCGAGCTGGCGCTCGACCTGCCCAAGTTCCTCGCCGCCTCGCCGAAGGAAAAGGCCGAAACGCTGCTCCAGGTCATTGGCGTTGGGCCGGAGCTGGCCGAGCTCGAGCGCGAAGAGGCCGCCGCGTACAACGCCCGTCACGCCATCGGCCAGATCGCCGCGTCGAAGGAGCGCCACGCCGCCGAGCTGCCGGAGTACGCCGACGCGCCCGACGAGCCGATCAGCGCGGCCGAGCTGATCCGCCAGCAGCAGGCCATCCTGGCACGCAACGCCGAGAATCGCCGCCTGCGCGAGCGCATTCCTTTCCTCGAGGCGGAGCGTGAGCGTATAGTCGCCGAGATCGCGCGCCTTCAGGCTAGACTGCACAACATCGACAACGAGCTCGCCGACGCCCGGCTCGCCGCGCTCGACCTGCAGGACGATGACACCGCGGACCTCCAGCGCCAGCTCGAGCAGATCGAGGAAACCAACGCACGGGTCGCCGCCAACAAGGCCAAGGCCGCGGCGCTCGAGGAGGCCGCCCGCTACCGCGCGCAGTACGAGGCCAAGACCGCCGAGCTCGAGCGAATCCGCGCGCGACGCGCAGCGCTGCTCGAAGGCGCCAAGCTGCCGCTCCCCGGCTTGGCCGTCGAAGGCGGGCAGCTGCTATACAACGGCAGGCCATGGGACTGTCTGAGCGGCTCGGAGCAGCTGCGCGTCGCCGTCGCCATCGTTCGCGCGATCAAGCCATCATGCGGTTTCGTTCTGGTCGACAAGTTGGAGCAGATGGACCTCGGCACGCTCGGCGAGTTCGCCGCTTGGGTCGAGTCGGAAGGACTGCAGGTCATCGCGACTCGAGTCAGCAGCGGCTCCGAATGCACGCTGATTATCGAGGACGGCCTGCCGGCCGGCTGGACGCACGCCGACGCGATCGCCTCGCCACCGCAGGCGCCCATCACCACCGACCCAGCCGAAGAGTACGGAGAGTTCTGACCATGAACATCATCACCGGCAAGATCATCAAGGCTCAGCGCGTCTGTATATACGGGCAGGAGGGCGTCGGCAAGACGACGCTAGCCTCTCAGTTCCCTCGTCCGCTATTCATCGACACCGAGGATGGCTCGGGCCATCTCGACGTCGCCAGAACGCCGCGGCCTACCTCGTGGGCGATGCTCCTGGCGCAGATCGCCGAGATCGCGCGCGACAACCACGGCTACCAGACGCTGGTCATCGATACCGCCGACTGGGCCGAGCGCCTTTGCCAAGCCGAAGTCTGCGCCGCCAAAGGCAAGACCGGCATCGAGGACTTTGGCTACGGCAAGGGCTACGTCTATGTGGCCGAGGCGTATAGCAAACTACTTGACGCTCTGACTGGTCTCCGCGACGCCGGCATGCACGTAGTATTGGTGGCCCACGGCGTCACTCGCAAGTTCGAGCTGCCCGAGGAGGAGGGCAGCTTCGACCGCTACGAGATGAAGTTGAGCCGTCACGTCGGCGCGCTCGTTCGAGAGTGGGCGGACGTGATCCTGTTCTGTCGCTATCGAACCATCGTCGTCGTCGATGAGAATGGCAAGGGCAAGGCGCAGGGCGCGCGCCGCGTCATTCAGACCGCGCATCACGCAACGTGGGACGCAAAGAACCGCCTCGACATGCCCGACGAGCTGCCCATGGAGTGGGCCGCGCTCGAGCGCTACTTCCCGCCCGCCGCGCCGTCAGTCACGCCGCCGTCTATACAGCCGCCCGCGACGCCGTCTATACAGCCGTCCGCGCCGTCTATACAGCCGGCCGCGAGCGCGGCCCACCAGAAGCTCGCCGATCTGATGGCCGCCAGCGGCGTCACCGCCGAGCAGCTGCAGGCCATCATCGAAGCCCACCCGAGACTGGGCACCATCCATCCGAAGGGCACGCCAGTCGCCAACTGGGCTGACTCGTTCGTCAACAAGGCCATCATCCCCTCGTGGGACAAGATCGCCAAAACCATCAAGGAGCAGAACGCATGAGCAACATCGATCGCGTCTATACATGGGATGAAAAGCCCATCGAGAAACCCAACGAAGGCGGCTACATCGAGCTGCCGCCGGGGGAGTATGACTTTCACATCGTCAAGTTCGAGCGCGGCCGGCACGAGGGATCGGCCAAGCTGCCCCCCTGCCCGAAGGCGATCGTCCATTGCGCGGTCGATGGCGGTACGCTCGGCAGCACGATCATCAAGACCAACCTGTTCCTCCATTCGAAGTGCGACGGCCTGCTCGCGCAGTTCTTCGCGTCGATCGGTCTGCGCAAGCGCGGCGAGCCGCTAGTCCTGGCATGGGACAAGATCGTCGGCGCTGGCGGTCGATGCCGAGTCGCCCAGCGTGAGTACAACGGCAAGACGTACAACGAGATCGCGCGCTTTATCGATATCGACGACAAAGACCAGCTACCCTTCTGATCGTCAATGCGGCGCCGGGGTGTCTATACGCTCCGGCGCCGTCTATACATCAAACAGGACTCCCCATCATGGAAATGAGACACTACCAGCAGGAGGCCCGCGCCGCCGTTCATCTCGAGTGGGCGCAGGGACGCAAGCGCACGCTACTTGTTCTTCCGACCGGCACCGGCAAGACGATCGTCTTCGCCAAGGTCGTCGAGGACCTGGCGCGCATGGGCTGTCGATCGCTCGTCTTGGCGCACCGCGGCGAGCTACTCGAGCAGGCCGCGGACAAGATCATGCGCGCCGCCGGCATCAGCTGCGCCCTCGAGAAAGCCGAGTCATCCAGCCTCGACGCCTACGAGCGAGTCGTCGTCGGCTCGGTGCAGTCGCTTCAACGCGAGAGACGCCTGAAGCAGTTTCCGCGCGATCACTTTGACGCTATCATCGTCGATGAGGCCCACCACGTCCTCTCCGACTCGTATAGACGCATCCTTGACCACTTTGACAGCGCCAACGTGCTCGGGGTCACCGCGACACCTGACCGCGGCGACATGCGCGGGCTCGGCGCGTTCTTTGATTCCCTTGCCTACGAGTACAAACTGCCGCAGGCGATCCGGGACGGCTATCTCTGTCCGATCAAGGCGCAGATGATCCCAATCAAGATCGACATGAACGGCGTCAGCGTGACGGCTGGCGACTTCAACGCGGGCGACGTCGGCCACGCCATCGATCCCTATCTCGAGCAGATCGCAGAGCAGATGGCTACACACTGCGCCGGACGCAAAACGGTAGTCTTTCTCCCCCTGATCGCCACCTCGCAGAAGATGTGCGCGCTCCTTCGCGAGCGCGGCCTGCGCGCCGCCGAAGTCAACGGCTCGAGCGACGATCGCGCGTCTATACTTCGCGACTTCGACGCCGGTCACTACGACGTTCTTTGCAACTCGATGTTACTAACCGAGGGCTGGGACTGCCCGTCGGTTGACTGCATCGTCTGCCTGAGGCCGACCAAGGTGCGTAGCCTGTACTGCCAGATCGTCGGAAGAGGGACGCGCATTCATCCGGGCAAGTCTCACCTCCTGCTGCTCGACTTCCTCTGGCTCTCCGAGCGCCATGAGCTCTGCCGCCCGGCCGTTCTACTCGCCGAAGACGCCGAGAGCGCCGCCGCCGCCACGCGCCGCATCACCGACGCAGACGGCGCCATGGACCTCGAGCTCGCGCTCGAGCTCGGCTCCGAGGACGCGATCAAGGAGCGCGAGGCCGCCCTCGCCAAGCAGCTGGCCGAGCAACGCCACAAGAAGGCAAAGCTCGTCGACCTACTGCAGTTTGAAATGTCGATCATGGACGCCGATCTGGCGAACTACGTTCCGGCGTTCGGCTGGGAGATCGAGCCGCCGAGCGCAGCGCAGCTCGCCGCAATCGAGAAGGCCGGCATCAACCCCGACGCCATCGATTGCGCGGGCAAGGCTAGCAAGCTGCTCGATCGGCTTACAAAACGCCGTATCGCCGGGCTGGCGACTCCGAAGCAGATCAGGCTGCTCGAACAGAAGGGCTTCGTCCACGTCGGCTCGTGGTCGTTCGACGAGGCGTCGAGGATGATCAACAGGATCGCCGCGAACGGCTGGCGCGTGCCCTACTATATCAACCCCGCTGTCTATACACCGGGAGCCTACCATGAAAGCCACTGAGCTGCTTGGCCACATCGACCCCGCGTCGCTGACCTACGACGAGTGGCTGGCCGTCGGGATGGCACTGCACCACGAGGGCGCCAGCGCCGCCGACTGGGACGCCTGGAGCCGGCGCGACGCCACCCGGTATAGACAGGGCGAGTGTGCGCGCAAGTGGGCCGGCTTCCACGGCTGCGCCAATCCCGTTACTGGCGGCACGCTCGTCGAGCTGGCGCGCCGGCAGGGCTGGCAGCCGCCGAAGCGCGACGAGGGGCGTATATACAGCTGGGAGGACGTCGCACCCATCCCCGTCGTTGACCTCGACTGGGTCGAGGACGTCGAGCTCGAGCCGCCAGGGGACAGCTGGTCACCGGTCGTCGACATCACGACCTACCTATCGACACTCTTCGAGGCCCATGAGTATGTCGGCTACGTCACCGAGTCATACGTCGGTGAGGACGGCCGCCACCTGCCGCGAAAGGGAAGCTATACGCGCACCGCCGGCGAGCTGCTTGAGGAACTCGCCCACTGCGATGGCGACTTGGGCCGCGTCTTCGGCGATGCCGACCCGAAGGCCGGCGCGTGGATTCGCTTCAACCCGCTCGACGGGCAAGGCGTCAAAGACAGCAACGTCACCTCGTTTCGCTTTGCCCTGATCGAGTCCGACCGGCTGGACGTCGAACGCCAAGCGGCGATCTATCGCGAGCTCGAGCTGCCAATCGCAGCGCTCGTTCATAGCGGCGGCCGCAGCCTCCACGCCATCGTGCGTATAGACGCCACCTCGAGGGAAGAATACCGCGAGCGAGTCAACTTCCTGCACGAAGTCTGTAACAAGAACGGGCTCGACGTCGACGGCGCCAACAAAAACCCAAGTCGCCTCTCGCGCATGCCCGGCTTCATGCGCAACGGCGCGCGCCAGTACCTCGTCGCCGTCAATCAAGGCCGGCCGTCGTGGGTGGCGTGGCGAGCATGGATCGACGAGGCCGACGACAACATGCCCGACATCGAGTGTCTGGCGAGCGTCTATACAAATCTGCCGCCGCTCGCGCCGGCACTCATTGAGGGCGTTCTACGCCAAGGGCACAAGATGCTCGTCGCCGGGCCGTCGAAGGCCGGCAAGTCCTTCCTGCTTTTGCAGCTCGTCGCCGCGATCGCCGAGGGGCGCGAATGGCTCGGCTGGCGATGCGCGCAGGGCAAGGTGTTGTACGTCAATCTCGAGCTCGACCGCGCCTCGTGCCTGCATCGCCTGCGCGCGCTCTACGAGGCCGCCGGCTGGCCGCCGCTGTATATACGCAACATTGACATCTGGCATCTACGCGGCAAGGCGGTGCCCATGGACCAGCTGGCGCCAAAGTTGATTCGACGAGCGCTCAAGAACCGCTATCTCGCCGTGGTAATTGACCCGATATACAAGGTCCTGACCGGCGACGAGAACGCCGCCGACAAGATGGCTCACTTCTGCAACCAGTTCGACCGAGTATGCCACGAGCTCGGTGCCGCGGTGATTTACTGCCACCATCACAGCAAGGGCTCGCAGGGACAGAAGTCCGCGCGCGATCGCTCGTCAGGCTCCGGGGTTTTCGCGCGAGACCCCGACGCGATCCTCGACATCATCGAGCTGATCGTCACAGAGCACGCGCGCAAGCAGCGCCTGAACCACGTCGTCTGCGAGGCGCTGGCCGCAACGCTCGACCAGCGCGTCCCCTCATGGCGCGAGCGCATCTCGCAAGACGACGCACTCGTCGCCGCGAAGCTCCTGCCCTTCGCGCGCGAAGTTCTCGGCGCCGCGGCCGATCGCGTCACGGCCGGGCCGATCGATCGAGCCAAGAGCGCAACCGCGTGGCGCGTCGAGGGCACCCTGCGCGAGTTCGCGCCGTTCGCGCCGCGCCGGTTCTGGTTCGAGATGCCCCTTCACCGTATAGACACCAGCGGCGTCCTCGACGACGCCAAGGCCGACGGCGAAGCCCCGCCGTGGGAAGCGAAGAAAAAACCGAAGCAGGAAGAGGCAAAGACACGACGACAGGAGCGTCAGGACGCCGTCGGCGTGGCATTCCAATCGCTCTCGGAGAACAATCAGCCCGTCACGCTCGCCGCTATCGCTGAGAACCTCGGCGTCACCGAAAGGACCGCGCGTGAGTATATACATCAGCACCCTCATCTTGAGTGTCGCGCCGGCCTCGTCATCTGGAAAAAAGGAAAGGAGAACAACACCCATGAAGCCCACGACTGAACAGCTGCTCGACGACTATCTCGCCGACCCAAGCACACCAAAGGCGTGCTGTCTATACGCACAGCAGATCGGCCGCGCGCGCGTCATGCGCTGGATCGAGCAGCTAATAGCGAACAAGTACAAGGACGCGAGCACGCGCAGCGCCGTCGCAACGCTCGCCACCGATCTCGAGGCGTACCTAGTCCGTCGAGGACTCTGCCGGACCGCAAACGTCAGCAACAACGCGCTGCGCGGCGCATGCGTCCCGAGCTGGGAGGCGATGCAGGCGATAGCGCGCGAGCGCACGCGCCCCGACGAGGAGCAGCTATACATCGCCATGATGGCCATCATGGCAGGACTCGACGAGCAGCGCTTTCGCCAGCTGTTTCCGCGGTACGACTACCGACGCATCTGTGCCGACGTCGAGAACCTGCCGGTTATCGCACGCAATGACCTGCGCGAGGCCGTCGAGGAGGCACGCGCCATTGAGGGACCGAACGAACGACCGCAGCTGACCAAGGAGCGAGCTATCGATCTATACAAGCGCCATCGCAACGGGGAGACGATCGCCGAGATTTGCAAGCGCGAACGCCTCTATGCAAAAACCCTGACCGACCGATGGAGCCGGCTGAAGCTGCCCTACGGCCGCAAACTCAAGCAACTCGCCAAGGAGGCCTGACCATGTACTACACGTATAGACAGACCCACAGCGGCGGGCGCGCAACGCGCACCGCGACGCTCGCAGACTACGTGATCGTCGAGGCTGAGAACGCCGAGCATGCCGACTGCCGCCTGCTCGTCCTCGGCGGATACTTCGACGGCGTCGCAGCTGGCGCCGACTGCCCCTGCTGCGGCGATCGCTGGCAGCGCGCCGGCCGCTCGCCATGGCCGCCGACCGCCGAGCCGACGATCGCCGGCGCGCTACTCGAGCACGCGACGACGATGTTCCCCGAGCACTCCGGATGGCGGCTCTATCGCCTCGACGGATCAATCGAGCGCGGCCGGCTGCGCTACTGCGAGGAGGCCGCCGCCGATGAGTGACACGATTCAATTCTTCCTGCCGATGATTCCCCCGACCACCACCGGGCAGATGCGCCAGGTCACCATCGTCGGCGGCAAGCCTCGATTCTACGATCCGCCGGCGGTCAAGGCGGCGCGCGCCAAGCTGCTCGCCGCCCTCGCGCCCCACCGCCCGCCGCAACCGTTTACAGGGCCCGTGCAGCTCGTCGTCAAGTGGTGCTTCCCCCGGGGGCTCCACCCAGACGGCAGCTGGCGCGCCACCAGGCCGGACACCGACAATCTCCAGAAGCTGCTGAAGGACGCCATGACCTCGGCCGGCTTCTGGCAGGACGACGCCCAGGTTGCCTCCGAGATCGCCGAGAAGTTCTGGGCTGAGACGCCCGGCATCTTCATCAGGGTGGCGCCACTATGACCGCCAGCACCACCCCGAAGGCAGCCAATCACCCATGTTGCACGATGCAAGATTTCGGAAATTTCCGCGGAAAACCGCCGGAAGTTGTCTTCCGCAACATGCGGAGGAAGATGACGTACCCCCCTTTTTTCCTTCCGCCGATGGCGGAAGGGAAGATACGTACCCCCCTTTTTTCCTCCGCAAAATGCGGAGGAAGAGGCCCCCTTCCCTAAAGAAGGGGGGAGAGAGCCCTCGCTGCCGCTCTCTCTCCCCCCTCTTTAGTGGGAAGGCCCCTCCGCCTCCCCATCCGAATCTTCATCCGCAACACAGCAAAACCCTAATGGCCTATAGACCTATAGACCTATAGAACGATAGACAGATAGACTGATAGCTGGAGACCATGAGATGAACCCACAGACAGATCGCACCCCGCCCGCGCAGCCAGATCGCCCTGAGAACGGCCCGCGCAAGCCAATAGCAGCCTTTTGGGCCCCCGAGCAGTACCAGAAGTCTCTCGACGCACCCAAACCCCGAGAAATCGAAAACGCGAGCCGCTTCCGCCACGGCGGCGCCCACGGCGCGCACTGTGGGGCCTCCGAGGCGGCCGGCGCCGGCGTCCACGGCATCGTGGATGGGCTTAGCGAGGCCATAGCGGCCGTTTCAGGCGCCCAAGAGTGTCATTCCACTGCTCCGCCGCCAAAAGCCCGGCAAATCGAAAGCGCGGGGCGTTGCCGCCAAAAACGACAGCTGCAGCCACGGCGCAGGGGCATCGAGGGCACCTTGGCATCGCGCCCAAAATGCAACCGTTTACGTTGCAATCCGCAAACCCCGAGCCTTGCCTTCCCGCCTCCGACCAGATAGCCTTCCCGCCGCCGGCCCATCTCATCCACAGCAAGGAGCCCAACATGGAACCCGCCACCATCATTGCCGCCATCGCCGCGGCCATCGATCTATACAGGGCGCTCGCCAAAGGCGACGACCGAGGCTTCGGCCAGCGCCTCGACCAGGTCCGCGGTCAGCTCGACAAGCACGGCGCGGCCGCCCTCGCCCTCGCCTTCCGCCTATACGACGAGGTCGCCAGCGCCACCGCCGAGCAGTCCCGCATCCGCGCCCGCGCCGAAGCCGCCCGCCTGCAGAACCCCGCCTTCCTCAAAGGCGCTGGCACGCTCGCCCTCGCCCTCATCATCACCATGAGCGCCGGCTGCTCGCGCCTCACGCGTCTATACGAGACCCACGAGCTCCGCGCCGGCTACGCCTACGAGTGGCCCGAGGACGCCTCCCGCAACCCCAGCGACTACCACACCACCGAGGTCGACGGCCGCATGGTCACGACCGTCCCTCGCGCCACCCCCACCACCCCCGCGACGACACCGGGGGTGGGGGCCCCAGCAAGTTCCGAGCCGTGAGGGCCGGTCTCAACTTTTACACGGAAAAGTTTTCGTATGAAACCAAAAAGCACTGCCGATGTTCTGAAGCGCCAGGCGTATGAGGCGATCAAGGCGAAGCTGGCCGCCGGCGGCAAGCTGACGCACGCCGACTACTCATTCATCGCCGAGATGGAGGCGCAGGAGGCCCGCCGGAAGGCAAGCGCGAAGGGCGGTGCCGACGACTCGGCGCAACTTGCCAGCCTCGATGAAGACCTCGAGGAATGGACCCTTCGTGACGGTGTCGTGCGCGGCAAGCCGAGGCGTCTATACGAGCTGGCCGCCGCGCACAAGGTCGAGCGGCGCGAGCTCGATCGAAAGCTCTGGCGGGTGCAGCGCACACTGCTATCGCAGTACGGCTTCGAGGGCGGCGCGCGCAGCGGGCCGCTCTCGGGCAACGAGGCCTTGGCGCTTCAATGGGTGAAGAGCATCGCGCAGCTGGCGCGCGCGAGCCAAGAGTGGGAGCTGCAGATGCTCGACCTCGAGCGGGCGCGCGCCAGTGGTGGCGGTCTGCAGATCGATCGCTTTGCCGCGCTCGTCGCCGCGTTGAAGCAGCTGGCGGACAAGCGCGACTCGCTGGCGCTGAAGGTGCGCGAGTTGTCGGTCAAGGAGAAGAAGGCGGGCGGCAGAAACCAGAAGGCGCAGAACTTTCAGATAGTGATCAATGATGACGAGATCGCGTGAGCGGCGCCGCCCGGCCAGCTTCAGTTTTCCGCTAGAGGACTGGCATTTTTCGAGGTGGCAGAAGGCGGTGTGGAACGCGACAAGTTCGCTTTCGAGGCCGCGCTTTATCTTCCTCAACGCGGGGCGCGGCGCGGGCAAGGACATCATCGCGATCCGCTGCTGCCTGCGCGATGCGCTCAAGTGGTACGAGCTTCAACGGCGGCGTATATACGCCGGCGAGCAGAAGAACGCGCTGAATCCGATATGCAAGGTTTGGGTCGTCGCCCCGCAGGAGAACAACATCAAGCAGGCATGGGAGGATTGGAAAGGCGAGCTCCGCCATCTGGCTGCGTGCTGGGGGCCGTCTATCGGTATAGACGCGAACGAAACCGACTGGCTGTTTCGTGAGGTCGTCCGCGAGAACAAGATCATCGTGTTCGGCCGCGGCGAGCTGGAGATCGAGAAGAGGTTGACAAGCACGCGCGATGCGCTGCGTGGCCCCGGCGTCGATTTGCTTCACTGGACAGAGTTTGCCATAGAGACCATCCCGGGCGAGCTCGAGCGGGCGTTTCGTGGCGAGCTGCCGGGCACGTTGACTCGCGCGGGGCGCCTCGGCCGCGTATATGCAACAACAACCCCGAAAGGTCCAATGGGTGGCTTTTACGACGAGATGGTGGCGCGGTTCGGCGAGGGTGTGGTGCAGGCGATCACGGATGGCGAGTGCACTAGCGCCGACGGCCTCAGCTACTATCGCCATGCGACTTGCTACGCCAACGAGTTCTTGACGCGCGAGCAGATTCAGCAGATCGAGGCGGAGAAGGTGAACGGCTGGCTATACGAGCAGGAGAGGTTGGCGCGATTCGTGGTGGGCGACCTCGGCGGCGAGAAGGCCTTTCGGCGCGACTGGGTTGAGAAATGCCTGGTCGGCGCGCGCGAAAAGCGCGAGGACTTTCGGCAGATCATCGTCGGCGTCGATATTGCGCGCTTCGGCGATGACGAGACCTGCTATCTGGCGCTCGACGACGAGAGCGGCGACGTGCTCAGAGTTGAGTTTCACAAGGGCCGAAGCGGCGCTGAGATCGTCGATGATTTGAAGCGGCTTTCGACCGAGTTCCCCGGGGCGCAATTCTACGTCGATTCCACGGGGCACCGCGGCTATATTGCTGACTTTGCGCCGAGCTGGCTGCCAATCAACGAGACGCAGTTCAGCCGAGAAAAAGAGAAGTGGGTAGGTGGCCTGCGCATGCTGCTGCAGCTCGGGCGCCTGCGCATTCCCAATCCCGACAGCTGCGCGGGGCTGGCAGGCGCGGAGAAGGAGGCGTTGCGCAAGCTGCTGAAGCAGATGCTGCAGTTCGTCAAGGTGGTGAAACAGTCGGGCGGCATCGACTTTCGCCATCCTCCTGGGGAGCACGACGACGGCGTTGATGCGCTGCTGTTGGCGTCGATGAGGCTGGCCACGCGTATGCAAGAGACGCTCGGCGCGGCGGGAACGAAGAAGGCACTAGGCAGACTGGTCATTTGAAAGGAGAAGGGCCATGGCGAAGAAACACGGTGAAGGCGAGGGCGAGAAGCGGCCGCGCTTCGAGGTTGAGCCGCCGCGGCGGCCGCGCTGCCCGCGGTGCGGCAGCGAGCGGCTAAGGGTTGTATATACGACTGTTTACCGCGAGTCTGGCTTCAGGCGCGTGACCGCGGAGTGCGCGGACTGCGGGGCGATCTGCTGGTGGGACGCGCCCTTGATCGACAAGAAAAATTGAGTGGCGCGCGGTGCAAACTACGCTGTATAGACAGGTTCGAGAGGGGGCGCCGATGCTCGATTTTGCCCAGCTGGCCCAGCGCGTTCCGCCCGAGGTGGCGGCGGTCATTGAGCTCGCGAAGTCCGAGCTCGAGTTGACTAGCATTGACGGCTCGCGTCGCCGCGAAGAGCTGCTGAAGGTCCGCGACCAGCTGGCCGGCGGCGAGGCCGCGACCAGCGAGAAATATCATCCCCAGCAGTACGGCTTGAACGCGGACCAGCAGGCGCACTTCCGGCGCACGCTGCGGCGCTCCCACGTCAACCTGGTCGAACCCGCGCTCGATCGCCTGGTCAATTCCATCCACAGCGGGAAGATTCGCCGCCGCGTCGCTCCTGGGAATGATGCCGTTGCCGGCGCGATCCGTGCGCGCGCGCACGCCTCGGCGATGGCGCGCCTCTGCGAGAATGCGTTCGCCTACGGGACTGGATATCTGGTGCCGCTGATGCGCGATGGGGCGGTAAGGTACTGGCTGCCCGATCCGATCAGCACGATTCTTGTCGTTGATCCTTCGGACATCGACGAGGTTCTCGGCATCATCGAGGTGCGCCGCAACTATCAGCTGCGCGGCGACGGCATGGGCGCGGTGGGGGAAACCATGGTGCGCTTCGTGACCCGCTCGCATCGCGGCTATGCGGGCGCGCCCGGTAACGAGGCCTTCGAGGAGCACGGGCTTGGGTTCGTTCCCGCGGTCGTCGCCCGCGGCCGCGACATGCGCCACCAAGGCGAAGTTTACGGACGCTCACTGGTCGTCGGCGTCGCGGATGCGGCGATCCGCGTGACGAACAACGAGGTGAATCTTGAGCTCTTGCGCGATCGCCAGACGCAGGCGCTACTGATCGTCGAGGGCGAGCCCGCCCGCACAAGCGCCGACGATCAGGCGGCAACGGGCAAATATATACAGTTCCCGAAGGACGGCGGCAGCGCGCGATATACAACTCCGGAGTCGCGACTCGAGGAGGTGATCGAGGTCACAAAGCGCTTCTGCGAGGACGCGGCTATTTCGAGCGGCCTTCCGCTCGACACGTTCCTGCCCAGCCTGATCGCTGGGAGCGACGCGAGCGCCACGGCGGCGCGCATCAGGGCATTCCCACTACAGCAGCGCATGGCGCGCCTGGTGCGTGAGTGGGAGTCGGTCGAGGAGGATGCCATCGTCGTTGTGGGCGGCGTCCTGCTGGCGGAGGCGCTCCCCGGCGCGAGCGCGCAGGAGCTGCGCGACATTCTTCGCCCGGAGGTGTCTATACGTCCCAGCTTGCCGGAAGCCGATGCGGAAACACTGAGCAACTGGCAACAGAAGGTGGCGAACTTCATGGCGCCGATTGCGGATGCCATCGAGTTCTACTCGGACCATCTCAGCGACGAGCAGAAGGTCGAGCTCGCCCGCGCTTGGGCGTTGAAGAACGACCCGTCGATGGCAAACAGCGCGAGCGACGAGATCGCGAGGTTCCGGCGCGAGATCGCCAAGGCGCTATACAGCGGCAGCGAAGAGACGATGCTGCGCCTCACCGATCTTGACGCACTGATGGAGTCTGTCGGGCTTCCGCGCAACAGCGCGGCGGCTGAGCCGGCGGGCGGGATGCCCGCTGAGTCTATACAGGGGGCATCGGGATGATGCTGAAGTTGATGAAGTTCTTCGCGCCCGACGAGGGCGCCGCGACCGCTGGCGGCGAGATGCCGGCAGCGGAGCAGACCACTGCTGGCGAGCAGCAGCAACAGGACGCGCCCACCGAGGACACGGCGGGGCTGAAGTCGGCGCTCGAAAAGGAGCGCGCGGCGCGCAAGGAGCTCCAGGCGCAGCTGAAGGAACTGCGCGAGCTGAGCAGCAAGGGCGCCGAAGCGACGAAGAAGCTGCAGTCGCTCGAGCGGAAGCTGGCTGAATACGAGTTCCGCGAGAAGCGGGACGCGGCTCTGGCCAAGGCGATTGAGGCGGCCACCAAAGACGGGAGGTTTATCGTCGACCGCGACAAAGTCGCCAAGCTCGCCGCGAAGCTGAGCGCTGCTGACTCGCTCGAGGCGGACATCGCCGAGATCGTTGATGCGCTCAAGGTCGAGGCCGCACCGAAGAAGAGCGATCCCGCGCTGAAGGGACAGCCAACCAAGGCCGGCGACGGCAAGACCACTGACCTGCCCTATCACGAGTGGGCGAGGCTGAAGCGCGAGGACCCCGAGGCCTACGAGGCGATGCTGCGGAGCCGCCGCAACGGCGTTGGCTTCCGCATCATGGGGGCGTAACGGGGCCGACCGGCCCGTATATACAACAGGGCGGCACCGCCGCCGGAAAGGCCAACCACAATGCCGATCACTCTTCCCTCTGACGTGTTTGTCCCTGAGGTGATCGCGGACATCACGAGCGACATCCTCTTCAAGGAAACGCTGTTCATCAACAGCCCCTACGTGGTCGATGGCACGCCTGCCGTCTATCGCGATGGCGGCAGCACCTTGACGTTTCCCTACTGGGACACCGAGAAGTCCGGGCTGGTTCAGGACCAGGTCGAAAACCGCACCGGGGTCACTCCCAGCAAGATTCACATGGGCGACTATACAGAGCCCGTCGCGAACAAGATCATCAGCTTCGACTTCAGCGAAAATGCCATGCAGGACATCCTGCAGAGCGCCAACCCGAACCAGCACATCGCCGAGATCGTCGCGAGCGAGAGCCAGCTGGAGATTCAGGCGAGCCTGATCGCCAAGGCCGAAGGCACCAGCCTGCTCGATGAGGCGTCGTATATCAGCACGAACACGGCGCAGCAGACGCTGACGGTCGACTCGATTCTTCGCGCCAAGATGGCGTGGGGCGAGAAGGCCGCCGGCGTGACGCCGGGCCTGTTCGTTCATTCCAAGCAGTACACTGACTTGGCCCAGACCGACGACTTCAAGAAGTTGGGGACTGCGACCACGAACAACGCGATCGTTCAGGCGCAGGCCCCGCAGGGTGCTGTCGCGATGGTCCACGGCTGCCTGATCTATATTCTTGACTCCATCACCTCCAAGGGCGGTTCGGTCACTTCGATCACCCGCACCGGCACGACCGCGACCGTCACGACTTCGGCCGCGCATCGCTTCAAGGTTGGCGACAAGGTGGCGATCTCGGGCGCGACGCAGGCCGAGTACAACGGCGTGTTCGCGATCACCGGCGTTACGCCGACGACCTTCACCTACGAGGTGACTGGCTCGCCGGCTTCTCCCGCCACGGGCGCGCCCGTGATCGCGACGCGCTACGAGTCGCTGCTCTGCCTGCCGAACGCGCTGTACCTCGTGCTCAAGCAGGGCATCCGTGCGCAGCAGCACAGCCATGCGGGCAGCACCGTCATCACACAGGACTTCAAGTTCCGCTACGCCACCACGCTTCGCCGCGTGAACCCGCGCCGCGTCGTTCGTTTCTCGACGCGGTAACGTCTATACACGGGGCTGCCGGTTTTACCGGCCGGCGGCCCCGTATAGATGTCTATATTTGAGGATCGCCAGATGCCCTCGCTGTTTGGTCTGACCCCCCAGGATTTGCTTGCAAAGCTGGTCCCCGCGCCGGGGGCCGAGGGCTACGCTTTCAGCATCGGCCCAAACGGGCCGCCGGAGAACGACCTCTCGGACGCCGACGCGATGAAGATCATCGAGGAGCAGGAGGCGATCGTCGAGAGCTATCTCCGCCACAAGTACCAGCGGCTGCTGCGGCACGTCGAGGGTGAGATCGCTGTGCGCTACGCTTACGAGGGGCAAACCACCTGCAAGGCCACGCTGACCCCAATCACCGCGCTGTATATATACAAGAACTTTCCGCGCACTCGTGCGTGGGCAGATCGCCGCCCCAGCGAAGCCATGGACCCCAGCGAGTACTCGGTCAACTTTTCCACCGGCATCATCACCTTTGCCACACCCCTGCGCGAGAACGATCAGATATATCTGGACTACTACCACGAGGGCGCGAGCAAGCTGGTCGATCTGCGGCATCTCGTGTTGTCGCTGGCCGCTGTCGAGGTGGCCCGTCGCTTCGCGTACTTCCGCAGCGCCGAGGGGTTTGACCGCTTCGAGGGCTGGCAGTCCAGCGCCGCCGGCCATCTGCGCGATCTCGGCCGCACCGATGGCGCGCAGATCGGCTTGTTTGACCGCATCGAGCTGGCGAACGAGACGAAGAACTTGAATCTGGGGGCGCTATGATGGCATCGTCTATCGACTCCTCCCGCGCGAGGCGAGGCTTGAAAAAGCTCGAGAAAAACCCGGTGGTCGCCGAGATCGCCGTCGCGGCTTACCAGAAGCCGCTGCGCGATGGCTTGGTGGCTCGGCTGAACGCTGCGAACTGGCCGCCGAACTCGCCCGAGTGGGAGGCGCGCAAGCGCAGCATGCGGATGGGCACCAAGCCTTGGATTCTCACAGGCCGGACTCTGAAAAGCTTCACCAACAACGCGCCCACGAAGCTTGGTACGAAGAAGGGGATGAAGGTTGGAGTGAATTGGCACAACTCGCGCGCGTTCGCAGCACCGCGGGCGTTCGCCGACGCCAAGGGCGGGCGACTTCCTGCCCCGCTCCAAGACAAGGTTTTCACCACGCTGCAGCGTGGCTCGGCGCTGTCGAAACTGGGCGAGAATGCGAGGAAGCGCGGGCGCTCGCTGGCCGACGTGTTGAGCGAGGTTTTCGGCCCCAAGCGCAACGCCAAGGTGATCCCCGCGCGCCCGCTGTTCGCGTGGTCGCGTGAGTGGGAACCCGACATGGAACGAGACATCGACGCGGCCATCAAGCGCGCGTTCGCCAAGGAAGGATTCAAGGTGCGCTGACATGGCTGAGAAGACTCCCGCGAAGATTCTGCATGAGTCGCTGGTTTTCATCTTCGACGAGGCGAAGGCGTCGTTGAAGGTCGACCAGCGACCGGTGACTGTTTTCTCGCACTTGCCGGAGAACGCGTTCTCCCAGAAGGCCATGCCCATGGTGGTCGTCGAGCGCCCCAAGAAAACAGAAGAGGCGCCGTGGGGGCGCGACTACGAGCGGCGCGTCTATGCGGCGCCGGTGCTGCTGGTCGACGCGGTCGGCGTTCGCCCCGGCGACGAGCACGGCGCGGCGGAGCGTATAGACCTTCTGTTCGAGAAGGTGAAGGCGGTGCTGGCGCAGGCGTCGAACGCGAATCTTCGGCTGCCGTGGCTGCACGTGTTTTGGTCGCTGGCGAGCTGGGACGAGGACGAGAGCACGCCGGCCGGGAACAACCTGATCATCAAGCCGCTGCAGCTTTCCGTGCCGATGACGCTTGAGCGCGGCAAGGTCTGGAATGTTGTATAGACAGCTGTATAGACACCGGCGCGGCCGAACATCTGAACAACAAGGAGAAGGACAATGGCGATTCAGCAGGTAGCACGGGCAAAGAGCATCACTTGGACGGCGGTTCCGGGGCAGTCCCCGGCGCCGCCCACTGGGCCGATCAACAACATTCGGTCCTACAGCTTCAGCCGCTCGCAGGAGCTTGCCGAGTTCCTGAGCGGCACGAGTCGGGTGAAGAGCCACTATCGTGGTGGCGAGGCCGCGACTATACAGGTCGAAACCGCCGACATCGCGAAGTGGGCTGGCCTCGCAGTTGGCCAGAAGTTCACCAATGTCGTGCTGACTCTCGAGGGCGCGAAGGATTCCGGCAACGCATCGGTTGGCGATGACGTCACGATCACTCTCAGCGAGGCCGTGATCAGCGAGATCGGCGAGCTTTCGATGGGCAACGATAACAGCGCGCCGGTGGTGGCCAGCGTGACCTTCGCTCTGAGCAGGTTGGCAACCAGCACCGCCGACCCGACGGTTAGCATCGCCGTCGCTGGAGGTGGCTAATGGAGGCTCGCACGTGCTTCCTGCGCAAGACCGAGATCGTTCTCGCTGACGGCAGGGCCTACTCGTTTCGGGCTCTGCCGCTCTCGCGCAAGACGATGCCCATCGTTCGCGCGTTGATCGACGATGCGACGCCAGACGCCGATCGGCTCGCCGCGCTGGTCCAAGCGATCGAGATTTCGCTCAGCTACGATCAGTCGCCGGCAGAGGTCGAAGCGATCATGGAGTCTGGGTTGGCCAGCCCGGGCAACCGCGACATCATGAACGCACTGGTGGCGGGTCTCGCGTGAGGTGGTGGGAGATGTTTTATATACGCGGCTGCGCGCGATCTGCTGCGCTACATGGGGCATCCCCCCGTGGGCTTTCGACGAGGCTGTGGCTCAGGAGCGCGTGGCCGCCGAGGATGCCATCGAGGCGGCGATGGTTTACGCCGCGGGTTCGTTCGGCGGCGACGTGTTCGC